TCACAAGTATTTGCGTCAAGCATTTCCTCATCGCTACTATTATCTAAGTTCGCTAATGCATAAGTATTCTCATTCCCATCAGCCATATTCTCTGGATCAGTATCCCATACTGTACCGACATCATAACTATTAAAATAATAGATTTCAGTATGTTCCCATGTTGGTGCAGAGCTACTTGAACTAGAAGATGTACTAAAACTTGAACTGCTTGAGGAACTCAAACTTGAACTAGACGAACTAGAACTTAACGAACTACTTGAGCTAGATGAACTGCTTGATGAACTCAAACTTGAACTAGACGATGAAGAGCTTAATGAACTGCTTGAACTGGATGAGCTGCTTGATGAACTCAAACTTGAGCTAGACGAACTGGAACTACTTGATGAACTCAATGATGAGCTAGACGATGAAGATCTACTTGATGAACTCAAAGAAGAACTTGATAATGAACTAGAACTACTAATATAACCCCAAGCAAGATCTTGAGCATTTGTTGTTGGACTACTAAAACTATCACTTATAGTAGAAGAAAATCCTGAATGTTTATAAAAAACATTCTCTATACGATCTATGCTTAATATATTCTCTCCATCCCAAGATACACCTGAAACATTCATCGATGGACTACTAAAAGAATCTGAAATAGAATCTGAAAAACCTGACATTTTCCATATTTTATCAGTGCTAATCTGTGAAGCCATCAATAGATTTACTTCCGCCCATCCAACACCGCCCATATCAGCTTGGCTGAAGCTGTTCGATATAATGGCTGAAAATCCACTAAATCTATATATCTTATCGGTCAAGGTATCATAGGAAAGTAAATTAGAATCATCATCAACAGCTAAAGTTTGGGGAGAACTTGAAGGACTTGAGAAGCTATCAGAAACAGTTGAAGAAAATCCTGAATGTTTATACATTTTATCAATGCCAGAATCAAGACTATAAGTATTTTCTCCGTCCCAAGCGACGCCATAAGGGCAGTTCGATGGTGTGCTAAAAGAGTCTAAAATAGAATTTGAAAATCCACTAAATTTAACGATTTTATCTGAAACGCCAAAATAAAAATTAGCTAATAAATTTCCCATAATTTACTTTCTTTTAATTAAACCCTTCTCTGCTGCTAAACAATTTTGAATTGCTTTAATGCTTACGCTTCTTACGTGATCACAAATAATACTATTATCTATAAACAGCTTGAATCCTGCTTTCTGCACTTTCTGGAATACATCGAAATCACAAGTAAGAGCTAAAGTCCCATTTCTATAATATCGGAATTGATATGGCCTCTCGATTGCCTCAAAGACTTTTCTCTTAAACATAACAAAAGCTCCCCCTGTCGCATCGTATTCTTCTATCCCTGTTCCATAATGAACTATATATTTTTTATCCTCATTATACCTTAAAGTTACAGGATAAGGAAAACCTACTCCGTTTTCATATTTCATAGCAAAGCCGACGCCACCTATAATGTCTTTATCTGCTTTTAATAATTTAATCAAACCATCTGCCGGAGGGACTATATCATCGTCTATCCAAAGTAAATAATCATTATTTGATTCAAGAAATTTTTGAACACAATGATTTCTTGCATTATCTAAAGGAAACATTCCTTTAGGCATATAAAGTTGAATTATCCAAGAAGGATTGTGGGTCCAAGCTATAAGAATATTAACTAACTCTGAGACTATATGTCCACTCGCAGAAGGTATTGCTATAAATATTCTCTTCCTTATTCCTGCATCATATTTATCCTGATATTTATCTCTTAATAAATCTACCCTTGAATTAGCATATTCTTTTGATTTTTGAATATCGTGTCCTAATTCATCTCTAAATGTAGCTGAGCCATAATGATAAATAAATACATCTCTTGCTATCCCTACTTTCCAACCTTTTTCTCTTGCTCTGATACAATAATCAGCGTCCTCTTGCCCGCCTTGTCCAAACCTTTCATCGAATAAACCTATATCCTTAAAAGCCTCTCGTTTAATCATTACGAAGAAAAACGTTACTACATCAGAATATTGAAAATCTACTCCCTCTTTATTAAAGTCTATACTTTGATAGCCTTCAACTTTATTGGTGATAGGACCTAAAACCCCTAAACCTTTATCTCTTCCAAAGTGATTAATCATATCTTGTGACCAATTGTGTGTAACTACTGTATCGCTGTTAGCTAATACAATGTACTCTCCTTTTGCTAACTCTAATCCTTGATTACACGCCTTCGGATATCCTACAGATTTTTGATTCTCAATATAAAAAGCTTTCTCAATTTGTTTTAAATAAACTGTTGTCTCAATATCAGAACCATCATTCACAATTATTAATTCATAATCTTCTGTATATGCCTTAATACTGTCGATTAAACTTCTTACCAACTTTACATTATTCTTTATAGGTACGATAATGCTTAACATAAATTCCTCCATATTTCAGTTATAGGTTGTTCATATTTATCACAACAATGAGTATTTATCAACGGCTGTATAATCTTACCCGTTTCTAAAATCTTAATATGCTGTGAATAAGCTATGTAATAAAATCCCAACCTTTTTAATAATGGCTCTAATCGAACTGTAAATTTAAAACCAGGTGAACGATAACCATATTTATCTGGTAAATAAGGAGAAAGAACATTAAAAGCTTTAATTACTTGTTCTTCAAAATTATCTCGTTCAGCTTCGGGTGGATACAAATGGTCATATCCATGTACACCAATCTCAACCCAATCTTTATTCTTTTCAAACCATTTTTCAAATTTACGACTTTCAGATATTAATTCTTTATTCTGAAAATTTGCTATTGTGAAAGCAATCAATTTAAGTTCGGGTTTTTTTTCTTTAACTTTATCCCAATACTTAAAGAACTTTAAATTGCTTGGGCATAAATCATCTGTTATATACACTGGAGTAGAAAACATTTTATTCCTCAATAATTTTATTTCTCACTCTATCTGCTCTGATTTGCTCTGCTTCTGCTTTAGCTTTTGTCAAATCTTCTAAAAAAGATTTTGATTTTCCTATCCCTACAATTTCGGGTTTATCAGGATTAAGAGCATCCATATCTTCTTGAGTTAATTGCTCTCCTTTCCCAACTTTCTTTGCTATTTCGTTAACTTTATTTTGGTCTGTTATCTTTTCTATTTGCTCTGTCCAATCATCACCATATGTGATAACAGAGGATTCATCAATCTCTGTAGCTTCAAATTTAAACCCATTTTTAATAAATCCATTAGCTTGTAAGAATAAAGAAGCATCCAACTCATCTACCCCTACTATAATGAATTCTTCGCCAATCGTCTTAGATTTATTTCTTTCATCAACCTCATTAACCTTTCTTTCAAGGACTGCCTCATACACTGGGCCGAAGAGGACTCTCTTTGCATCATAATGAGGTGTGGGATATTCGTAATGAGTCCCTTTTTGAGTCTTGTCTCTTCTAATTTTCATTTTAATACACTTCATTTATTCTCCTTTTTTTTATTATTTAGTCACTATTAAAATCTAACACTTTATCTACATTTTAAAAAATTATTATTAATTCTCTATAATCGCTTCAATCCAGTTTTCTTTTCTAAATTCTTGCTTAGCTCGTTCTTTTGCCGCTATCCCCTTTTTCTTTAATATTTCAGGAGTTAAACTATTAATTATGCTTATATATTCATCCATAGTATCGCATAACCATCCTGTTTCTTTATTTATTCTATCTTTACAGCCAGAATGATTATTAGCTATTGCAGGAAGTCCTGCCGCGAGGGCTTCCATCACCACCCTTGGGCCTTGATCCTGATAATCTTTTGGCAATCTATATACGAATAAATTCCCTTTACTCAGAAAATCCTTAATACTAAATTGATTATAACTATACTTAGTCACTTTGCTACTATCTGCCAAAAAAGTAGGCGCTGGCATAAAGGAAAACTTAGCATTACATTTATTTATTAAATCATTGATGTCTTCGCTGTATTTCTTATCACCTTGAGAGCTATGCCTTAATATATGTAAAGGTATATTATAATCAGGCTGTATTTTAAATAATTCGCTTAAATCTACAGGCGGCGCTAATACCTTTGTTTTTGCATCAGGCAATTTCTTCAAGAATTTATCTCTTAAATCAGAGCTAAGAAAAAGGTATTCGTCAAATTTCTTAGTCCACTCTGCCTCGCCTGATTTACCGATGTGGTACGTCAGCGCCATAATTTTTCTTTTAGCCTGTAAATTATTGAATATATTAAATTCTTCCTTATCAAAATCCCATATCATATCACTAGCGTATAATAATAATATATCACAATACGAAGTTATTTTATTAGTAATCTTTACATTTGATAATTTATCGCTAATAGCACTACAAAGTACCCCATTTCTTGTTGCTAATTCCACATCATAATTTCTTTCCTGAGCCATCTTTATTATTTCTATCATAGATCTTTCCGCACCGCCTAACATAGAACCATTTGATACTATCCTGAATATTTTTCTAGTATTCATTTTAGCTTTACTCTCCGGTTTTTTTAATATCTCACCATCATAATAAGATTCAATAGCATTGACTACTTCATTAGACGAAATTATCTCCATACACTTTGGCCGCCAATCCCTCTTATTATCATCAGCCCATTTGCTTAGATTAAACTTTTGCTTTTTATCCTTATAAGTTTTATATGCTTCTTCGCCTAGTTCTTTCTGCTTTATTTCATCTGATTGAAATGGAAACCATTTCTTAAAGCACCCTGCTTTAGAACAAGCCCAACAAGCCGTAGTCTTGGCGCAAGGCAAGCAGCCTGTCTTGTGTAAATATCTATGCCATTGATACCCCTCGAATGTTACAGGCTCACGCGATCCTGCCGGTATAACACAAGGTTTCTCAAATGCTGCCGCGATATGCATTAAAGAAGATACTAGGCTTAAACAACCTTGTGAATGATAGACTAATATGAATAGATCCCTTAGTCCAATATTTTGATCATCTGTTTTACCTATATAATCTATAACATTATCACCTTTTAATCTATATGTATTATCCTTAGATAATCCTATTTGTACAAATGTTATCCATGGCAATCTATTCACTACTTCCTGCCATCTTTCATCAAACCAACGCTTTGCCGCATAAGGCCCACAATCTATGTTAATTACCCAATAATGACCTTCTATAATCACTTTATTCTTCTCATATTCGCTTAAAAATAGTTCTGGTTTAAGTAATCCTTGCTTAATAGGAATATCGAGTTGAACCTCTAATGACATCCTAAATCCATTGGTAAAATGTAACCCACTAGTCTTAGAGCTTTGAGTAACAAGTTTAGGGCCTACATTATAAATATCACCGCCGTCAAATTCATCTATATGGGGATTGTTATCCCATATATGCTGAAAAGCAGTTTCTGGCCTGATTTTCCAAAGCGGAAATTGCTTCTTTAAATCCCGGACTAAAGGAGTGCATTGGATACTATCCCCTAGTAACATGTGTGACCTTAAAATTATTTTTTTAACTGCTTGTTTGTCTATTGGCATTTTTAATCCTTTTTTCTATTAAATCATTAAAATATTTTTCCCAATATTCACGATTAAAATTAGTTCTAGCGTGGCATTGATAACATAAAGTAATTAAATTTATTGGCACTGAATTTATTTTAATATAATCAATATGATGAACATGTAAAACTTGGCCTTGAATAACTATATGTTCTTCTTCAGTAATTCCACAAAGTTGACAAGTATAATTATCTCGTTTACGAACTGACTTTTTTAATTTATCATTCCACCTTACATCGTAAGGCTCAAAGCTAATGCCACCTTTCCAACTAGAACTTTCACTTCCAGTTTTACTTTTTTACCGAAATTAGGATTATTTTCTGGTAATCTCCTCCATTTCAAATAACACTCTTTTGTACAAAAGTGAAATTTCCTTGACTTTAAAAAGCTTATAGTAACTTGTTTTTTCTTATTACAAAAAGAACAATTAACCCCCACTTTTTTTCGCCAATTGCCGTTTAATTTTCCAATAAATTTTTTACCATAAAAATAATTTTTTTTACCTTTATTATTCTCACTCATTTTAACACAACTTTCAGGTGTGTGTTTATATCCTAAATGTGATTTAGCAATCTTTTTTCTAACTTTTTCAGGTATTTTCCCCCCAAGTAACCTTTTTCTAGTTTGAATAGCCGCACATTTTAAACATCTCACAGATCTATCACAAATATGCTTACCACAATCCGGACATCGATTATTATGAAGCCAATGGTCTTTTTTCATCATTCCCATTTTTTTGTATTAGCTCCTAACTCTTTATTCAAAATATCATCTTTAAAATAATCGATAGTAGGCCTTAATTTATCTTTTGGGAAATTTTCTGTTATCCAATAGTGCTTTAAGTTATCGGTGCCAATTGGGCCTCCTACATCACATGTTATCCTGATAAAATACTTACCTGATTTTAATGCTTGTTCCAACTTTTCTCTTAATTCTTTTGGTATCTCGGCTTTTTTAATATCTTCTGCCATTTTAAACCTCCGTTTTCCATAATGCTTTTATAGCATTATCAGTATTATTTGATTTCTTATTTATCGCCCATAAAGAGTCTATTCTACAAACTCTGGTAGCAGATATGCCTTTTGATGGCAAGCAGTATATAGGAATTTTATTTTTATATAAATACGCGCCTATAGCTATATCATCATTTATTTCTTTATTATGATTAAATGCTTCATCAGTAAACATATCCCTACTATATAAAGCGCCCCAATTACTCATTACTATATCAACTTTTCTGACTTCTTTCGGAGCCTCTACAAGTCTAGTATTTCTATATGCTGTAGGCTTTTTACCTTTAAATACTCTTCCTCTATAGCAACAAACACATTTCTCTTTTGAATCATGATAATAATCCAAAAGATTTTTCGCCCAATCTATAGGTACAATAGTATCATCATCTGCTGTAAAAAAGAGATCATCAGTAATATTCCAACCAGTAAATTTAGTAAGACTTCCTTTATCCTCAATAACTCTGCAATGAATATCATTTAAGAAATCAGGGATCTTTCCGTCAAAACTCATATCTAATCTTTCTACATATTTAGGTATCCATAAATAAATAGGGATATTTTGTTTTCTTAAAGATGCTATTACAGGCGCTATCTTATTTATCCTTGTTGGTAATGTAGTAACACTAATCAGCATTTTTTTTATCCTTTATTTTGTCTATAAAATTATGTGCATTATGCGCTGTGCCTCTATGTCTTCCCAAATGCGCGATTGAAAGCCGGCCATCATGCTCAACATAAGAAGGAATAGTGCAAGCATTATTAAAACCTAATTGCCAACTTCTCTTCTGAAATGCTGAATCATAGCCGCAACTTCTTATAAAATGCTCATTTTTGTCCAGTATTGCCCTGCCTAAAGCCTTTGTAACAAGCCAACAAGGCCCTCCCATCCTGCAATCCTTACCATTACCCGCAGGGTTGCGATATGACCAAGCAACGCCCGGAATTGGCTTGCTATAACGCCTCCTGTCCCAACATGTCAATATGCCTAGTTTTGGGACTTTAGGGTATATTTCTAATAGTTTATTAAGCCATTGAGCATTATAAATTATATCATCCTGAACCAATACAAATATAGGATAATTATGTATACTAAAACAATAATCTAGCATGGCAAGAAAACTATACTTAGTACCACCCCATTTATCTGATTTAATAATCCTATACCCCTTTTCTTTAAGATCCTTTAATTGCTCAATCTTTTCAGGAGTCTTACTGCAATCATCAAATATAATTAACTCATCCATTTGAGATAAATCAGTTTTTAACAATAGCTCAAATGATTTTTCAAAATATTGAGGCCTTTCATAACTCATTAAACATACCGGTATATTCATGCGTATTCTCCTATAAAATTACTTGCTCTCGCAAATTTTACACGCGATCCCCCACCTTTTTTAACTATTCTTTTAGCCCCAAAATGCTGTACATAACTCGGAATAGTTGAAGCTATTTCAAAACCTCTATTATTGCAAGTTTTTTGATAAGCGCTATCATAATGATTACCACCACTATCTTTAATCTTCAAAACCTCTAAGGCAAACTTTTTTGTTACTAACCAGCACACTCCTCCTATAGTGCATCTACATCCTGTTAAATTTCTTGATATCCAACCATCATCATTTTTTTTCAAATTACTTCTTCTGTCCCATGGTGTCAATATACCTAAATTTGGTATCTTGTTTTTTATTTCCAAAAGTTTATTAAGCCATTGATTATTATATATTATATCATCCTGAACTATTATAATACAATCAGTATCGTAATTTTCAATGCTGTATTTAAGCATTTTTTTAAACATTCTTTTAGTTTGCAATTGCCTATGAGAAATAATAATATTTATCCCTTTTAATTTATATTCTTTAAGAATATTTATTTTATCGGCTTCTTGACTGCAATCATCAAATATATTTACTGAGCCTTTTGATAAATCTGTTTTTAAAAGCGACTGCATTGATTTATGAAAATAGTCTGCTCGTTCATATGTCATTACACAAATTGGTATTTTCATATTTTAATCTTTTCTTCTATCTCATTATAATAAACCTTTAAGGGTCCAAAAGATGCCTGTCGTAAATGATTATAAAGTTCTCTATTATATCTTTTTTTATCTCTGCCCCAATCATGAATACAAAATACTTTCCAGCTTAAATTTTTAACAAAATCAAACACAACCGGCCTGACTGTTTTTAAGCAATCTAATAAAACTAAATCAAAATCTTTTTTAATATGCCTGACATCAGCACCAATAGCTTTTCTATTCATCCTAATACAAGTCACATTTTTTAATTTTTCCGGAAACCAAACTGGATTATGATCTACTGTATAAACTTTTTCAACTCTTTCAGCAAACCATTCAGTAGAAATTCCACTTCCATACTCAAGCACTGTTTTGATATTATAATCCCTAATTATTCTCTCTAATCCTCTAAAACAAATATCGTGCATTGAAGCGCCTCTGTGCATTTTATGCCTTCCTATCTTTTTGTTTTGCAATAAGTATTTCTACTTCTTTATCAGGAAAATCATTAAAACTTCTTTCTTTCCACTTCTTTTTAGCTAATTCAATATAAGGTTTTATTAATTCCCAATCATTATCAGGGAAATTCTTATAGCAATTATCCTGCCTGAAACACAAACCTGCAATCCAGTATAATGAAGATCGCATAAGATTTAAGTTTCCCCATTCCTTCATTGTAGTAGGTGGAACAAACTTTGGATAACCATCCACGCCATTAATAGCGTCTTCATACATAGGTGTTCCTGGATATGGTGCGTAATTATAAATTGATACCCTGGCATTAGGATCGTTCTCTATAATCCAATCTATTAAATCATAGGTATTATGTCGCATTTCCTCAGTTTCTCTAGGCATATTAGAGATAAAACTATACATAATAGAAATGCCTGAACCCTTAATATTTCTTACTGCTTTTTTAATAGAATTAATACCAATACCTTTTTTAATAACATTTTTAAGAAAATAATCATTTCCAGATTCACAACCTATTTCTAATTTAATACAGCGCGATTTAACAAGCGCGTCTATCATTTGAGGTTGTAAATATTCAGATCTTAAATTCCCTATCCAATTTACCCCTAAGTCATTCATTATTTGACCTATTATTTTAATTCTTTCTATATTATAACCAAAAGCAATATTAGGATCTGAAAACGTAATCTCTTTAAACTGAATATCTTTATGTATAGTTTTTAACTCTAGATCTAAATCATTCAAATTCTTTGGCATCCATTTTGAATGTAATGCACAAAACGAGCAATTGAAAGGGCAACCTTTGGATGTAAAATATTGAATATCGCCAAACTGAAAATATTTTTTAGTCTGTTTATTATATGGAAATAAATCATCTCCATAAGATTTTTCACCCCAGATTTTATCTACAAAAGGCTCATTCAATACTTGATCCGGTAATATTTGAGCGTGTTTACCACCTATACCAGTAATAATATCAGGATTTATACTTTTAGCTAATTCAAGAATTTCAATAGCTCTTTTGCATTGATAACCAGTAAAAGCACTCACACCTATTTCTTTAGAATGTTTGATTAAGTCAATTAACTTTTCTTTTGCTTCAAATCGTTCATCATAATAAGCGACTTTATTCCCTCTACGTTCAAATAAAGAACCCGGAAAAAGAATAGACAATGGAGTTAATCGATTAGGGGAATCGGTAGTTACATTTGGATAAACTAATAATATATCTATATTCTTCATTTCTTCCTCAAATAAAAAAGGTCTACTCTTCCAACTTCTTTTAAATCGTAATATGGCAAAATAAAATGTTCCCACTTCTTTCTAAAGTCATGCTTTTTAAGCATATATTCAATACAAATAACTTTTGGCCTAAATACTTCAAAATTACAAACCGATAACATTTCTTGTTCACTACCTTCTATATCTATACTGATAAAATCAGGGGTACTAAATTGCGGATATTTTTTTATTACATCATTGATTGTCATACATTTTACAGTATATATATTTTCTTGATATTTACCTTCATGTATTTTGTCAATACTATTTCCTTTTACTCTGTCATATCGCATGTCAATAGTGCCATTATGCCCTATAATAGCTGCTTGTAATAAAATATCTTTAGGCCGAAATTTTTTTATTCCATTTTCCCATTGTGAGTTTGGCTCAATCAATAAGCCTGACCACGATCTAATATAGTAATAAAAAGTATTGCTATTTTTAATAGGATGGTTAGATCCAATATCTATATAAGTCCCTTGATATTTATCCGGATTTTTACCAAGTAACTTATTAATTATATTCTCTTCTTCTTGAAATCTTGAAAAATATAATGTTTCCATATTAAATCTCCTTTAAAAATCTATGTGATTTCAGCCCCTCCGCGTATCTTACTTTACCCTGAAACCCCCTGAAATTAGCCATAGCTTTTAAACTTTCTTCAAGATTTAAGCCACAAGGATATTCTTTATTAACCTGTGATTTATGCTTCCTCAATAATTCTATTTTTTGTTCAAGTATATCTTCTATATCAATAAATATATCAGGAGCAAAATTACATGATGTAAGACACTCGTAAAATAATACTTTAGTTTTGTATCTGGTAGCAGAAATTACAGATTGAGCTAATACTCTATGATCCTGGTGCATATCTTTATTATAATTAACATAAATTTCATCTGGATTAACTGAAGTAATTATAGCCTCAATATAAGATATAGTATTTTTATTTGACATCAATTTAGTATCTTCAAAGCCACCCCAAATTAATTTCTTTGCTTTTAATGCCATAGCAACTTGCTCCTGCTCTTTTTTTCTAATAACAGGATCTCCAGACGCAGCACCATCAGTCATTACTAACAAAAAAATATTATGGCCTTTTTTAGAGTATTTTATTAAGGTTCCGCCAATGCCGAAAACTATATCATCAGGATGTGAACCTATAGCCAATATATTCATTTTACACTCCCACATTTATATATAATCTTACGAGCTTTCTCAGCGCCGCAATTAAAAATGATATCTATAACAGACATGTTTGAAATAAAAGGTTCATATATCTGAGTATATACAGGATGTTTTATTTCACGAAAAAGATTTTTTATTCCAGCCTTCTGAAATTTTGTATCATTAATATATCCTTTTCCGCCAGAACCTGATAAATAACCATCTGCATTTAACGCATTACATAAATCAATTAATAGATCTGTTTTTTTACCACTCAAATTTAAAGAAGAGCTGTTATATGTATTGATATTAATATCTAATATTTTCATTAAATGCTTTATAATTTCTATATTTAATTTTGATAATTTTGTCCAATCTCTAGAATAAATATCTTCAAAAAAGCCAATATACTCTTTAAAATAAGGAGCTTTTTGATAATTTAATATAATTGACTTTAAATGCTTTTTTCTCCATCTTTCAGTATTGTCTATTTCTACTTCATTTATTTTCTGTTCGAATTTATTCTTAGAAAGTACAGGAACAGTAATCCATTGCTGACCATCTTTAGTGCGAATTTTGTTTCTATTCTGCCAACTCTTTTTATTAAATTGTATATGATCTACAAATACAAATTTATCAGCAAGCATTATTTTATTGAAAAATCCAATATAAGGTATATATTCCGGCTGATGGCCTGTTAATATCATATTAAATCCCTTTCTACTCCAAAGTTCTTTAGTATGCTGAATAAACCTTCTTTTTCAATAGCAAGATATTTACCACTATTAAATCCTCTTTGCTTAGTTTCTTTTAACAAAACATCATGCTGATAAGTCTTAGACCAAGAATGTCTTTTTCTAATTGTCCAACTTTGATTATGCCTTGTTTCACAAAAATAATAATCAGGTAATGTAGAGGCATTATGAGATCCGCCAACATGTTTAGTAAAATGAAATTTCATAAAATATTCAAAGTCTTTATATCTTTTTTTTGGTATTGTATGAACAAATTGCGGAGGATGGCTTTGATGATATTTTCCTAAAACATTACTCCATCTATCCCAACTATATACTCTACGAAAAGCCATTCTGGTAATATCATTAGGGTCTTTAACTAAATTTTTCATTATAGCGTTTAAAGCGTCTTTATGATATAAATCATCTGAATCTATTCTTGCAATTGTTAAATAATCTTCTTCGCAATTTGTAATATAACTTTTAAGGAAATCATTCATATCATATATGACTTTGACTCTAGGATGCCAATTATAATTACTTGTTATAGCTTTATAGCATTGTCCGCAAAAAACCCATATATCAAAATAATCTTCTGTCATATTAAGTATGCTTTTTAAAGTATAATTATGAAATAAGTCAAGCCTATCTTTTACCCATTCAGGAGTTACCCTTCCTTTCTGACCAGGCCTCCAGTCCTTATGATCTATGTCTATTTGTGATCTTACAATATATTTCATATCTTTAAGATATCCTCAATGTTTTTACCGTAATCAATACCTTTATTTTTAAGAATTATATCTTCCCAATAACCACTAACCATAGCCGTTGTAAACTTTCCACTTCTATGTTCTCTTTTTATCCAATGAGCGCCATATTCTATTTCTAACCACTCCTCTGCGTCAGAAAAAACTTTAAACTGTTTCCCTAAAAAATCTATCTCTTTTAAATTATCAATAAATTTTCTGTCATAAACTTTGATCTTATCCCATTTTCTTAAGCTCCGAAACATTTTATTATTATAAAAATCATACGTAACTAAGTCCGTTCTTACAGAATTTCTAAATATTTTTATATCTTTAGTAAATTTATAAGATAAACTTACTAACTTTGTTCCAAAACCTTTATCATGAAGCCGCGATACTAATTCTTTTACCCTAGGGGCTACATCATATATTCTAGCGCCTAAGTCCATATCTTCATCAGTATCAATAAAATCATTTTCCCTAATAGCGCCGAGTAATGTTCCTTGTAACAAAACAAATTCAATGCCCATATCATCTAATATATCTTTTATATCAAATAACGCTAATTTAGCTTTTTCTTTTATTTTATATAAAGCAGTTCCCATTACAGATCTTTCGTTTTAAATATCGTATTAGCTTCTTCTAAATCTTTAGGAAAATCAATTTCTATTGATTGAAATTGTGTAATATCTATAGAAAAAATAGATACATCTTTTATCATTTGATTTATAGCTTCATTAAAGAAATTCATCTTATCAATTTCTTCTGTTTTTTTCTTTAACACATTAACATCTTTTATTTTATAAATTCCTAATGCCTGGCCATTAGCTTTGTCTAAAGGAATATCTTTACTTATTTCAGAAATTCTATTAAAATTATATTTATCAAAATAAGCAACATCTTTAATGCATACTTTCATATCTTCTTCATTGCAAGGTATTTTATTTACTGCTACCACGTTTTCATAATCACTTTTTAAAATTTCATTTACAACATCTTTTCTAAAAACTAAATCTCCATTTATAATTAAAATATCATCTTTATTTTTTATTTTAGATAATCCTAATTTTAGAGAGTGTAAATTGCTGGTAATTAAATAATCTTTATTTTCAATAAATTTAATATTACCAACTAAAAAATTATTATTAATAAATTCTTTAACTAAATTTCCTTTATAACCTATAATCACAATAATTTCTTCAAGGTCAAATGGTAGAAGAGCTTCAATTTCCCACTTTATTATTTCTTTTTTATCAACTTTAACCATGCATTTAGGTATATTATTTGTATATTGATATAATCTTTTTCCTATCCCGGCTGCTAAAATAATAGCTTTCATTATGATGTCCCTCTAGTCTCATCTTTCGTAAATAACATTGTGCCGCTTAAGGCCGTCTGAATAGATCCATCAGTCTTTTTATATTGAATATCATAATAATAATCGCCATAAAGAGAATCGGTTTCTGTGGCTGTCATGGTAATTTTACTGCGGCCTAAAAGTGGGAAAGTGTGGGAAGTTACTGTTTTGGTGAGTACTGCATCCGCGTCTAAATCATCAGGACTATATTTTATCGTTAAGTAAAGTTTCCATCCTGTAATATCTAATTTAGCGCCAGCTCTATCTTCAAAAATACAAGTTAAAACATGCGTATCACCGCGATACACAGTAATATTTTTTGTAGCCATTTTATCCACCCCTTATTTTTCATCGGTTTGCCTTAACTTACCAAGTTATTTTTTGACATCTTAATTGCGAAAGTGTAATCAGTTCCAGCAATAGTATAAGCTATCCTGATATATGGCCCTATTACCGTAGCAGTATCTGTAAACTGCCCTATTGCGGTAATTTGAGTCATAGTCGTAGCGGTATACCATGTTGAATTATCTGGAGATGTCTGTATTATGATGTCAAGGGTGGATGCGCCGGTTTCAGCAGTTACGTCTACGTAAAGACGGATTTGACTGCAGGAAGCAGTTTTGAACGAATTAGAAAATGCTTGAACTCCAGCGGATCTTTGTGCAGACGCGAGGATGGTTTTTATGGTATTTATCATACCCCTACTAGTTTGTTTCATATCGCCCTCCCTATTTCAATACGTTAATATTCAAACAAGGAGAAGGAATAGCTAGAACGAATCTTGACTATTCCTCGCCCTATTTTGTCAATTATTTTTTAGGTGCCTCTTTAGGTGCCTCTTTAGGTGCCTCTTTAGGTGCCTTTACTGTCTTAGCAGATTCAGTACAACGTGGACAAATTTCTTTGCCATCTATTATATCTAATTCATCACCGCATTTTTTGCAATATTTCATTGTTTCCCCCTTATACTTATGGAATAAGGGATGTATTTCTACACCCCCTATTCTTATTTTATCTGATCTATTTGCACTGGATTAAAAAAACTATTTTTTGCTCCAGTACTTTCTTTTACCTTTTTTTCAAGATATTTGCATTTATCAAGTTGCTCATTAGTAAGCGTGCTTCCAAATCCACTACTACGTAGATTTTGTTCATGCTCACTACGAGTATTGCCACTACTTTTGCCTTTGATTATAATGTTTGCCATAAATCAAATTATCCTATCAGCTTTATGCTTATGCTATGATTGATCTTGAATAACAGCTAATCCAACACCGCCAAAACATCCAGTAACAGCTACATGTGTGCCAACAGTAATAGATACCTTACCAGCGGCATTAGCGAGCGTAGCTACAAGATCTTCAAAGTGACATTTAGAAATTATGCCACTACAGCTACCGCCTACGGTAATAAATTTAGTAGCCCTACCAAATGTAGAATTTTTAATTACAAATCCAACATTTAACCCTGACATAATTATAATATGACAAGCGACTGCAGCGCCATTGTTATCAGTAAAATCACAGTCTATAACTCTATGATCGTTACTTGGCAATGTACTACCCATCCATACAGCGCTTTCGGCATTATATGTATGTAGACCATATATGCAAGAGCCATATCCACCGTTTAAGCTAATTCCCCTATAAGTTGCAGATGAATTTTTAAGGAAGCAATTGATTATATTAGCTCCAACAGACCCTGCTTTAGTGGTATATCCTGTATTACCATCTAGTAATATACCATATGAACCGCTGTTTCTTGTGCAATTGAATGACAAATTTTCAAGATGGACATTTGAAGCTAACACTTCTAATAGTGTAGTAGCGGTAGCATTTTTAATCTTAGGGCCACCCCAAACACCAATCTGAGGACTAGCACCAATTATTCTTAAGCCATGCTTGGCATAAGGTATACTTAAATCTTCTTCATATGTGCCTGGCTCTGAAGCATCGGCATCAGGAGCCTTTACTCTCACATATATAGTATCTTGCGTACCGGCTTTATCTATTGCATGTTGAATTGTAGCAAAAGCCCTAGTAGGCTTTTTTCCATCATAGCTATCACTTCCACTATCTCCATCAACAAAATAAGCTTCTGTCCCGAACCAACCGGCGAATGCATTACCTGTCATTACTGGAGTACCCATTACCCTCAAACCATTTTTATAATTCGGCATGCCCATTGTTGCTCTCCTTTTTTAACGGTAGTTTTTAAACTACCAGTAGGAGAGGTTATTAGCCTCTCCTACCGTTAAGTTAGGTTTATGTTACTATAGCGCCCTGGAAGCCTCTATAATCTACTACAGCTCCACCATATTCATGACGCAATTTATAACGAATATTATCTCTGGTGAATACATGACCAACACCAGGAGCGTCCTGAATAAGCAATTCAGGAGTCTCTCTACCGCCTAAAAAGCCGACTTCAATCATTTCAATATCGCCTTTTTTAGCAGTAAGATAATAATTATTCACATCACCACGAAGGTAATTTCTCGGAACAGCTCTTGTCTTAAATGAACCCTTGAGCATATTCTTGTTTGAAAGCGTGTCATCCTGATAATCACTAGTCTCTAATGATTGAGCAATAGCTCTTAAATCAGTCGGAACCCAAAGAAGTCCTGGCTCTAACATCAAATCATCAGTTACAACATACCAATACTTACCTACTGTGTGAATTGCGGCCGTTGAACCCCATACTCCGCGTTGACCCGTACCGGCTACGCTAATAGCTGTAGCAGTTACAGCAGAAACAGGGCCTATAAATTCAGCTTCACACATCAAATAATCGCCGACATTAACATTAGTACCACTAGCAGCTACACTAACTGATGTCGCATCTGCGGCTGTTTCTGCATCTGAAGCTATCTTATAACCAAGCTCTTTCTGCTCTCTCATTCTATCAATCATGTCACTTAAAGCATCATAATCCAATGCCTCAGTAGTATAATTGAAATGCTTACCGGAAGTATCATAAAGCTTTAAGCTGTCATAAATATCATCAGCGTTGACAGCGCCGGTTGACTGAGCTGAAAGCATTAAATCAAATACAAACCGATTTAATGTTCTTACTGCCGCGCGAGTTGCCTTAGCAGGGATCTTTCTCAACATTCTAAGATCATCGTTGATAATCATCTTCCTTGTGATAGTAATCAAACCACCGCGAGTCGCTGCTGAATAAGTAGCTTCCTCATCCTGAGCAACGGTTATCTCCGGATAATCACTAGATGTTGATTCAGACACAGTTTCTAGATTCGCGAAACCACCCCAGCGAATTATTTCCTGCGACTTAAAATCCTTAACAGAAACTACGTCAGCAAGTTCTTTCCATAATGCTGGAGTAACTTTATAATCTCTGACCATTTTTCTTGTTATGGACGTTCCTAGCGCGTATGTAAAATCAGAAGATGTCGATTCCTGCAACCTACTCTTGGGTATACGGCCAGAAACCTCAATATCTCCTGTGAACTTTACATATGCTTCACGAAGGCTCTTAAAGCCATCGATATTTTCATACTTTTCTTTTTCAGAAGCCTCAAAATCTGGATCGATCATAAGATCCAATGACGCATGAAGCCTTTCCTCACCACTTCTACCCATACTAATATCAGTATCTAAATCACCTAAATCAACATCACCTGATTCAGTAAGTTTAGCAAGAGTATCTTTTTCTATCTTGATTGCTTCTTCCAAAGATTTCTTTTCAAATTTCTTTCCTTCAAAATTTCTCTTCACCTTACTTTGAACTGGTTCAGGAAGCTTTGAATTTTTCAACTCTATATCAAGAAGATTAGCACATTCAGCTAAATCATTTTTCAGATTTATCGCTTCAATCTTCTTCTCAAGAGATTTAACCTCTTTCGCGGTATCATTTTCATCAGCTTCTTTATCAACAGGATACGCGCTAAGCCACTTCTGTAATACATTTAATGCTAATGCATATTTCTTTTCCTTAATCAGTCCAATAGCCTGACTAAGAGTTGTTTTGCCATCAGCTTCTTCAAACTTCTTGTTCTTTTTAATAGATTTCATGCTTGATTCAAGAAGTTCTTTAGTATCTTTATCAGCAGATTTGATGCCTTCCTGATATTTTATCTCTTCAGCTTCTTTCTGCTTCTTTTCTTCTTCGGCCTTTTTAACATCTTCTAATTTCTTTGCTTCTTCGGCCTTTTTAGCATCTTCTTCCTTCTTCTTCTTTTCTTCCTCTTCCTTCTTCTTCTTTTCTTCTTTTGTTGCTTCTTCAAACTTTTTTCTCGCCTCTTCGATGGCTTTCTTCTGTGACTCGTCTGCTTCTTGAAGTGCTTTTTCCAAAACTTCTTTTATCTCAGATTCTTTAATTTCACTGAGATTCACACCTTCAAGAAGATCAGGCCTAATCTTCTTCATTAATTCAATAACCCAATCCATTGGTCTTCCTCCTTCTTTAGTTTCGCTAGCCAATAATCTTAATAGTTGCCCGCCCGCTGCGGGATGTGTCACCAAATCAACCCCAAAAACTCGTTTTATTGATGAAACAACTTCTAAATTTCTACCATCAATAAATTTAGTTACACGATCACCTTCCGCATCAATTGATAACCCCAATATTCGCTTCATGCCATGTTTCCATGCATCGCTTAACATTTCACGAAGCCATTTCGCGCCCTCATGTATATGAAGAATTGCTGTTAGGCCTTTTCTTTTTTCGCCATTCACATCAACATTTTCTTCAAATTTGACGTTACTATACCAACCGGCTATCTGTCTGGGAAAACCTTCGGGGCGAAGGTTTTCAACTGTTGGAGGGATGTGATCAAAATGCTTCCCCTTGAACTGATAAAAAAACGCCTTTGCTTTTTCAAACAAAGGCGCTGACTTCTTTAATACATCACCTGGATAATATTTACCGTTTTTTGATAACCCTTCTTCTATTAAAAAAACTTTCCAAGATTTTCCATTAACCTCAGATTCTTGTAAAAGTTCAAATGCATCGCGTATTATCTTTATATCCACTAAGAAAAAGCCTTTCGCTTAAAGTATTAATATTATCTTCACTTTAAAGATAGCTTAAAAAATTAGTATTGTCAAGAAAAAACTTATTAATTTAATAATTTTTTTCAAGAAGTCTCAGAACGCGATATCTCCCACCATTCAGATTTAGGGCTTTCTCGCTTTAAAATCCATACACCTTTAAGCTTTTTGCCTTTAAATTCAATTTTTTTAATTTGATCTGTGTTTTCTAAAACTACTATATCTCCTGAATCCAAGAGTTGAATCCAACAAGAAGTATTTTTTGTTGGATTACCAGGCTGACCTGGCTCTATTCTTTCAATTTCTTCCCCTCTTTCAAGCCAGCTTTTATTTCCATTAGACTTATTTATATAAGCGAATGATTTATCTTGTTTTAATGGATTATGCTCTAGAACAAAATTAGTTAATTCATCTTTATTAAGATCTAAACGTAATACCCAATGTTCTTTGCTGTTTCCATATTTTGAACCAAGCTTTTCTTTAAACCATTTATGATGTAACGCAAATTTATTAGTCTCTGATTCCTTGATATTCGGATTAGTATTATCAGAAAACTTTTCAGATGCCTCGCCATCTTTTACCTTTTTAATATAATCAATATCGTCTTTATGTTCTTTAGACCATTCCTTAAAATGCTTATCGCACCACCATGCATGCCCATGTCCATTAGCCCAAAGCACCTCAACTGTAGGCGGCTCAGAACACTCCATACATTGATCTCTTCTGTGCTTAGATTCACTAATTTTATCAAACAACTCCTTTGATGTCGCTTTCATGTTATCAGGATTAAATTCTATATGCCTTATTTTTAATTCATTATAAATTTTCTTCGATATACTTTCAATTTGCTCGGAACTATATTTTATATTTCCGCCGCGCTTCTTAGTTGAATACCAAGAAGTACATAACCTATAATCATTCTGAAGGCTTCTTGTTGTTATTGATGTAGGGTCATAATCAAATATATTTTCAATCTCTTGCAACCATGACTCTTTTATCTTAATATTAACTTCTTTTTTTTTCATTGCCTCGTATAAAGCATTACGAATTTCAACTCTTTCTTTCTCTGAATCTTTCTTCCAATACTGAAACTCTTCTGTAATCTGCTTACGAATTTCTTTAGTCAAAGCAGATATATCTTTTGGAGGAATAAAATTTTTCTCTATAGCACCTCTTGATAAAACATAAGGCATTTGTTCAATCGGTTTAATTACAATCCATCCAGTTTGATCTTTTCCTAATGCACCTATTTTTGCAGGAACAATCTCTGCTTCTAAAGATAGATCTAAAGACTCTAGTATTTTTTGCGGATTATCTAAAGCCTCTTGAAATATTTCATCTAAAGAACTTTCAAATAAATTATTCAAAAAAACCAATTTAATAAATGGATCTTGAATAGCTTCTTGTTGCTGTAATGTTATTTTTCTAAAAACTAATCTATAATCTATTTTGTCACAATGGAATATATACTCATGACTATAAGATTTTTGAGTAAGGTACTCAACTGAACCTTTATCTAAAATGGTAAAGACTCCGGGACCTAAATTAGTGGCTCCAGGCGTTCCGGGTTCAACTACACCTTTTACAGTTAACCATTCGTTCGGAATCGTGCCTTTTTTAATTACAACTAAATTTACATTAACAGATTTATCCGTAGCTTTCTTTATTCGTTTTTTCCATTCACCTGTATTCCAATCAATTTTAAATGCATTTTTATCCTTATCCCATTTAAGAGCCTGGTCATAAGTAGATATTTCTTCATCAATTAACTCAGGCATTTGATCAAGAATAGTGAATCCTATAAGGAATTTCTTCTCCAAATTCTCCATTCTTAAATCAGTATGAACAGATGTAGCTTTCTTTTCAGCTTTTGGGTCTATTTTCCCTGAACGATAATGATGTTGAAATACGCATTGGTATGTCAAATTTTCATTAGGATATTTTAAATAAGGGTCTTGCTGCTCATTTAAAATAATATTTAAAGAAGCTGATATATGATTATACTTTTTATATTTCGCGTAGCCAACAATATCTTTAATCCAGTTATCATTATAGGCTAAATCAAAATCTATTACTGCCTCGCGAATCTTTTCATATTTTTCAGTATCATTTGATTTTAACCAATTTTCAGAATAGCCATTAGCGACAAAGTGTTCATGGAAAATATCAAGCCAACCTTTACCATCTAAATCAAAAGACTCCATATACCTAGTATTTCTTTTTGATTCATAATTCATTATAAGTTGTTCAGTCTTAAATTTTCCCTGATGATGTTGTCCCGGGTTTCCAATAGCCCATAAGCTAATAGTTTTTTTCTTAAAATCTTTAAAGGCTTTAGTCAACTCATAAGATAATAAAAAATTTCCTTTGATTAACTTCATGGCAGCTTCTACTTCTGCTTCAGTTGGCATGAATTTCCAGTTCAAGGCTGCATGTGGATATGGAGGATCAATGTAAAAGAAAGTATCTTTTGAATCATACTTTTTAATTACATCTCTATAATCCTGATTTAGAATAGTAACATCTTTTAATCTATTCTTTAATCTCATAAGATTTGAAATTCCTGCCCAAGTTTTTCCATTATCTCTATCATCATAAGACTTTAATTCTGAAAGGTCAGAAAATTGCTTTAAATAAACAAAGTCACGAAATCGTTTTAATCCAGTAGAAGATTCTAAACTTTTCTTTGCTTTAGCAAACCCGGACTTAGAAGCTGTCCAATCCATTTTCTTTAATTCAGCCCATTGAACATCAGTCAAGTTTTGTATAGTCTTAAAACAAAAAATTATATCTTTATCCTTATCATTAATTATTTCCTGTACTCCTTCTACTTTTTTCTTTTTATAAAAGACACCTCCGGCTCCAACAAAAGGTTCTACATACACTTTATGTTCTGGAAACATTCTAACTAATCTATCACCCATATATCGCTTACCCCCAGGCGAACCAAATGGCGGCCTAACAGCTTCAGATAAATTTTTATCATCAGACTCTTTTTGTTTCTTTCTTTCTTCAATATCAGATTTTAAATCATTTTTTTCAATTTCAAGGTCTCGCGAAATTAATTCATTGAAAATAAAAGTCCCTCTATTTATAATCTCTTCTCTATTTGCTTTAGGATTTTTTATTAAATATGAAAAAGTCTCCCATATTCTAAATAACTCCTGATCACTTACTTCAGATAATTTTTGTGGAACTATGTCAGTTAATTTCATTACTTTTCTCCTTTTTTTCTAATAATTCAGTATCAATTCCAACTGAATTCCTCATAAATATTTTATACGTTTTTGCGGCAGCCTCTTTTGTTATCCACCCCTGTTCTTCCGCTCTTGCTAAACTACTCGATAGTTTTTCTGCCGCAACACCTATAGTTACTTCATTCTTTTCTGTTAATGGAGCAGCATAAATAACAAAAGATGGATCAATTTCTTTCGGTATGGTTCCATGAATTTTCGCCTGATCTATGACAAAGTTAAACATATGAGAAATCATATATTTAAAATAATTCTGCCGGCTCTGTAATTTTTTAAGAGTAGGAAGGCCCATGCTAAGGGCTGTTGCACGCGTAGTATTAGAGCCATCTGAAAACCAGAAATCTGGATATCCGGCTCCACCTAAAATCTGCATCTTAAATAATTTAGCTTCATTAGATGCATCACTTCCCTCTAATTTAGGCGTTACAGCATTCCATGTAACCTTTTCATTGTGAGCCCTAATGGAACCAGGTTTAGGTAATCCTGTGGCCTGTAAAAATTCTTTTATCTTTTTTTCATCAGCGCCTTCAAGCAAAATATCCCAAATGAAAGCATTTAGTATTTGCGCGCGCTCTAATCTCGCAAAAAGAAATTGATCGAGTCCATCTATCCAATCAGCAAGCGGCAATAAATCTGATCTGCCTCTAGTCGATGAAGAAACTCTATTAATAGTGAAAAAGAAAGCATCTCCAACCAACATATCTTTAGTAGGAGAAGTAATCCTTTCATCAACATTTATAATATTAAAACTATTTATTTTACCCCTTCTGTTACTCTTTAAAACTATTTTTCTAAAGATCTCAGGATTTTTTGGATCTAAAAGAACTTTATTAATCATGGTAGGATCTACATATCCTAGCCTAACATGCCCATTATGCTTATTCACAAATACAGGGTAAAGTTGTTCACCAAATAAAGATAGTTCTTTCGACTTATTATATTGTTTTAAATCCCAATTATTGATTGGATCATTCCAAAAATCATTTAAAATTTGTTGAACATTTTCTTCCTTAGCTTTAAAACTAAACCCTTCACCTACAGTAAAATCTTTACTTATTTCAATGATTCTATGCGCCATAGGATTAGAGTCATAAAGATAACAAGCAATATCCTGCATCCTGTCTTGTACTAATGGCGCTAAGTCCCTGTCGACTCGGTCTGTCAGGCTCCGCCATTGCGCGTCTTCTGTATCATATCCAATCATAGGATACGCTTCCTGCAAACTTTTACTTTTCTTTTTTTTCTCAGAATTAGATTCTTTTAATCGATTACTCAATCTTTTCATTATATATCTCCTTTTTTATAATATTGCCTGATTTATTATATCACATACACTTAAAATATCTTTTTCTTTTAAGTCATGATGATTAGGTACGTAAAATCCATATTCATCTGCTATCAAAGAATTTTTCAATTCTTCTTTTTTAATATCTTTAGCAAATGGCTGTTTAGATAAAGATCCACACACCAGAGGCCTATTCTCGATATTATTTTTATTTAGCGCATCTATAATAGAATTCATTTTAGGATGTATAATAGGATAAGCAAAATTAGATATAAATTCATTATGCCTTGGACTTATTTTCCAGAAACTATTATGAATGTTTTTTTGATAAGTATTAAAGTTATCACTTCTTTTCTGACAAATCATTTCTATCTTTTTCATCTGCATTAAGCCAATAAATGCTTGCAAGTCAGTAGATCTTATATTAAATGCTGGATAATAAAATGTATACATTGCTTTAAATTCATTTACATTATGTGTCCTTCTTAAAAATTTTTGTTTTTTTTCTGATAAGTCCCTGTCCCAGCCATGACTTCTTAACATTAATAACATATCATATATATCTTTATTATTTGTACAAACCATGCCGCCCTCAATAGTGGAAATTACGTGAGACCAAAAAAAACTAAACGTAGACATCTGTCCAAAATTCCCAGATTTAATACCATTATGAGTAGACCCTACTGTTTCACAAGAGTCCTCTAAAATATCTACACCATATTTTTTACAAATTTCTTGCAGCTTTGTCATGTTCGCGGTAAATCCTAATACATTTATTACCAATACTGCATCAGGCCTTATTTTTCTTATAACTTCTTCAATCTTTTCAATATTAATATTTAAAGTGTATAAGTCAATATCGCAAAGTGTTATATCATAATCAAATTGCATAAAAGGCGATATAGATGTAGACCACGCTAAATCAGGAATTATAATTTTTAATTTCTTTTTATTAAATAAAGAAATCCTGCTATTTAATAATTTATAAGCATAAGCCATTAATAGATTTGCTGATGAGCCGCTATTAACATATACAGAATACTTACAACCGATATAATCAGACCACTGTCTTTCAAATTCAACAGTCTCTTTTCCTTTAGTTAGTCTAACATCATCTTTCTTCAACCATTCTATCAAAAGATTAATGTCACCTCTATTGATTATATCAGTTACTAAATTAATCATCTTTTGGTTCTTTTCGGTTTAAAATCGTTTCTTCTTTACTATAATCAGTTACTATTATTTTGTCTGAAGATACGGATCCTCAGAGGGCTTTTCTTTACTTGGCGTATTAGTATAATCTACTTTAGTTTCTTTAGGAAACATAGTTTCAGATTTTGCTTTCTTAACCCCTAAAATTCTATACATACCGCCTCCGCAAGTACTGCATTTTCCTTTTATAGCATTTCTTCCATTTTTCATTACAACTTCCTGAGCCTCTACTATTTCTCTCTTTACCTTACACTTCATGCAATATCCTATCATAATTGACTCCTTTCGTTTTTCAACTATAAAATATATTTAAAAATTAAGTTAAGTCC